GCGCTGGCGGTAGTGGGGGTAGCGCAGGTAGTCCGGGGGCAGCCGGTAGTTTTGAGCTAAGTGGCGCTGCTGGTGGAGCGTATGGCGGAGGCGGCGGAGGTGGGGAAGGCGCGTACTGTTGTGGAGCAGGATGCCCAGAGTATTATTATTCTGGTGGTGGCGCTAGTGGAGGTGTGGGGGCCGTGCGGATTATATGGGGGGCTGGACGAGCTTTCCCAAACACAAACACAGGCAATCTGTAAAAGTATTTATGATAGCGCCAGAAGAAACCAAGCGACTAAGACAAACTATTTGCAGAGCATGTGAGCACAAACAAGAGTTACTGGGGCTGGATAAATGTGGAAAGTGTGGTTGTTTTCTTGCGATGAAAATTGTTAGCGCCAACTCAAAATGCCCTATTGGCGCATGGGAAAATACCTCTATAACCAAAAGTGAAGTAACACCGGGTTGACGTGTAATGGGTAACTTGTAATGGAACTCTACATCCGCATCAAAGACGGTCAGCCGTTTGAGCATCCAATTTTTGGCGACAACTTTTGCCAAGCCTTCCCATCCGTTGACGTAAACAATTTGCCACCCGAATTTGCGCGGTTCACTCGCGTAGCGCAGCCGATTTTATCGGCATATGAAGTTTACGAAGGGGTGACATATGGATGGCAGGATGGGGGTGTAGCCGATGTGCATCATGTCCGTCCCATGACAGACGCAGAAAAAACAGCGAAGCAAAACTTAGTAAAAATGCAGTGGGCTGGGCACAGATACGTCTCATGGGTGTTCGACGAAACTATTTGTGGTTTTGTGCCTCCTACCCCCCGCCCGACTGACAATAAGCTATATCGCTGGGACGAACCAACACTTTCTTGGGTAGAAATAGTATGAGTCAACAATATCCCGGTGGCTTGATTACCAAGACTCCCGTCGTCCCAAGCGGCCCTTACGAGAACAGCACTGCCTCTGGTGTGTGGACTCTGGATCAGGCTGCTCAGTATAAAAAAGCTGACAACTGGCCGACTTCGGGGAACATAGACCCTAGTCTGTTCATTGAAAATTTGTTCTCCACCTTCCTCTACACCGGCAACGGTTCTACGCAGACCATAGCCAACGGGATTGATCTGTCTGGTAAGGGTGGACTGGTTTGGATGAAGGGTAGATCAGGCGCAACAGACCATGCCTTGTATGACACTACTCGTGGTGCTACAAAAGACCTTGCAAGCAACAGCTCTGCCGCTGAGGCTACTCAAGCCACAGGACTCACTGCATTTAGCGGTACAGGCTTTAGTATTGGCGCACTTGCAAAACTAAACACCAACGCTGCTACCTACGTCTCATGGACATTCCGCGAGCAGGCGAAGTTCTTTGATATTGTGACGTATACGGGGACAGGGGCAAACCGCACCATCGCCCATACTCTCGGCAGTGTTCCGGGCTGTATTATCGTCAAGCGTACTGATACCACAGGTGATTGGAAAATGTATCATCTGGGGCTAACTAGCGCGGCCTATGCAATAAATCTCAACAACAACGGGAGTCCAGAAGCATTAGAAGCAACCGTCTGGAATAGCACTGCTCCGACTAGCACTGTGTTTAGCGTAGGCACTGCAACATCTGTCAACGCATCTGGAGGTACTTATATTGCATATATTTTTGCCCATAACGCAGGTGGCTTTGGTTTATCTGGCACTGATAACGTAATTTCGTGCGGCACATATAATGGCACGGGCGGGTCAGCGGCAACTAATGTAAATCTTGGGTTTGAGCCTCAATTTGTTTTTATCTCCAATAGAACATATGGAACGTATAACCTAATTTTTGACTCAATGCGTGGAATTGCTACAGGTGGTAACGACGCTTCACTTGCTCCAAGCGCATCACTTGCTGAAAACGGCCCGACAGGAGCAGCAAACCTGATCGACCTAAATGCAACCGGATTTACCATAACCGCTAGTGGCTATGATGTGACAGACAGATCGGGTTCCACCTACATCTACATCGCCATACGCCGTGGCCCGATGAAAGTGCCGACCAGTGGGACGAGTGTGTTTAGTCCTGTGACTATGACAGGAACAGGAGGAGCAAGAAATATTACTTCTGGATTTCCTGTCGATGCTATATGGAATAAGACTAGAGGTACTTCGGGGCTAGTATCTTACACATGGGGTTTTGTTGATAGGCTTCGTGGAAAGGCCGCCTTAGATTCCACTCAAACGGGCGCGGAAAAGACGTGGTCTAATGCTACATACGACGTTACTGGGATGGGAAATACAACAGTAAGTTACGGGGTTCCATCGGCAACAAACATTAACTATTCAAGCGACACGCAAATCAATTGGCTATTCCGCCGCGCCCCCGGCTTCTTTGATGTGGTGTGCTACAACAGAGGCTCTGGGGCTACTGTAACGCATAATTTAGGCGTCATTCCTGAACTGCTGATTGTAAAGCGTAGGGGAGGCATTGAGGTGTGGGGCGTAATGCGTCCAAATACAACGGGCTTCTTACTGTTAAATGCAACAGATGCACTTAGCACGGGGTTGTCGGCTACTGCGACATCTACGACATTCACGCTTGGAACTGGCGCGTTTGACTACACCGACAGCTATGTAGCCTACCTCTTTGCCACAGCCCCCGGCGTGAGCAAAGTCGGCTCATATACCGGCACAGGCACAACACAGACTATCAACTGCGGATTCACTGCTGGTTCACGGTTCGTCATGATTAAGCGCACCGACTCTACTGGCGACTGGTACGTCTGGGACAGCGCAAGGGGTATAGTCGCGGGTAATGATCCGTACCTTCTCATTAACTCAACAGCGGCTGAAGTCACCAGTACAGACTACGTTGACACATACTCTCTTGGGTTTGAGATCAGCAGCACAGCACCAGCGGCAATCAACGCCAACGGTGGAACTTTTATCTTCTTGGCTATCGCGTAGAGGTAAACATGGGTTACAGAATCAGAGACACCAGCGAATACATCATGACCGAGTTTGGTCTGCGCGAGCATTTCAAGGGTCAAGGCAAAGTTCCCAGCCCGCTGACCACTGAGTGGCTTGAGTCCAAGGGCGTTGACCCTGTATTTGAAGGCCCGCAGGCTACTGGTGGGACGGTGTATCAGTACAGCCAGTTTTCGGGATTGGAGCAGATCGAGGGTAAGTGGTACACCAAGTACATCCTTGGCCCTGTGTTCACTGACGGCGAGACAACAGCAGCAGAACAGGAAGCAGCATACAGAGCGATGAAGGACGCCGAGTTTGCCAAGTCTGCCCGTGACTCGCGTGACAACCTGTTATCAGAGTGTGACTGGGTGGTGGCAAAGGCTGTTGAACAGAACGCTCAAGACAATCTCGGCATTCAAATCCCTGTCGTGTGGCTGAATTACCGTCAGGCACTGCGAGACATCCCGCAGCAGGCTGGCTTCCCGACTACAATCAACTGGCCTGTTAAGCCGTAAGGACTAGCCATGCCCGACTCAAACATCATCGACGCACTAATAGCAGCAGCAGGCGGCGTGGTTGCCTACTTTGTGAAATCGACCCGCGACGACAACCGAGAGCAGGATCGGAAGATTGAGGCCCTGCAACGGGAACAAGCTGCACTGCTTAGTCGTGAGGAGTTCCGTCAGGACATGCACCTTCTGCGGCAAGAGATGAACGCCAACTTCGACAAAGTGTTTAGCAAGCTGGATAAAAAAGCGGACAAATAGTCATGCTTGATCCCATAACAGCGTTTGCCACTGCCTCGGCGGCTTTCAACTTCGTCAAACGGGCGGTTGAAGCTGGCAGGGAAATCGAGGACGTAGGCTCGCAGTTGGGTACGTGGTTCGGTGCGTGCGCCGATCTTAAGCAGCATGAGGAGGAGTCCCGCGACCCTCCCCTGTTCAAGAAGTTGTTGAACAAAGGCTCAGTCGAGCAAGAGGCGATGGAGAACCTCATGCGGCGCAAGAAAATCGAGCAGCAGGAGAAGGAACTCAGGGAGCTTATTGTCTACCGGTTCGGTGTTGAGGCGTACCGCGAGATGATGGATGAACGTAGGCAGCTTAGAGAAGGCCGAGAGCGGACTGTAATGCTGCAGCGTAGGCGTAGGGCCAAGACCCTTCAGAATGCGATCGCGGTGGTTTTGATCGTTGTAATTTTTGCAGTACCAGTTGCAGTAACCATGTGGCTTTTTGGGAAGGTTGAATAATGTTGACTCTACTCTCTACACTTGCCAGCTTCCTAACCGGCGGCTTGCCCAAACTGCTTGAGCTGTTCAAGGATCGTGGCGATAAGAAGCACGAACTTGAGATGATGCGCATGTCCGTCGAGCGCGAGATGCAGATGGCAGAGCGTGGCCTGGTTGCCCAACAGCGGATTGAGGAGATCCGGGCAGACGCAGCAATGGCTCAGGCTGCCGCTTCAGAACGGCTGGCTCTGTACCAGCACGATACTGATATTGGCCAGGGCGCTCCCAAGTGGGTCATCGGCCTTCGAGCCTCGGTACGTCCGGTCATCACGTACTGCATGTTTTTCATGCTTTGCTTGATCAACGCATTCGGCTGCTGGTATGCAGTTAAACAAGGGGTTCCGTTCTATGATGCGCTGGGCGTGTTGTGGACGGAAAATGATCAAGCCTTGTTCGCCTCGATAATAGCATTTTGGTTCGGCAGTCAGGCTTTCGGCAGTGCGCGTAAGTGACGTTGGCAAGCAGCTTATCAAAGACTTCGAGGGTGTCCATCGGCGCCCTTACTTGTGCCCGGCAATTCTGTGGACAGTGGGTGTTGGTAGGGTGCTGTACCCGGAGCAGGCCAAGCTCAAGATCCCTGAACGCAAGATCTACCCGTTGAAGCCTGAGCATGATAAAGCCTGGTGTGATGAGTCTGTTGATCTGCTGTTTGACGCGGATTTGCTTAGGTTTGAGAGCTCTGTTCTACGACTGTGTCCTGATAGTGCTCTTAGCCAAAGCCAGTTCGATGCCCTGGTTGCCTTCTCATTTAACTGCGGTCCTGGCGCCCTTGCGGCTTCTACACTACGCCGTCTTTATAATGCCGGGGACATAGAGGGTGCAGCAGCGGAGTTTCCAAAATGGAACAAGGGTGGGGGCAGGATATTACCGGGACTGACCCGGCGCAGGCTGGCAGAGCAGGCGCTGTTCCTGAGCGGGAATCACGCAGCGATTTAATTGCCACCAGGCTCGGGATATGCAGCCAGTGTCCCAAGCTGACCGATGTCAGTGTCTGCCGTGAGTGTGGGTGCTACATGCCAGTCAAAGTGCTGTTCAGGGGTGTAAAATGCCCCCTTGAACACTGGTAGACCTGATTGTCGGGTCAAACCCTATTGGGTACAATGATTTAACCGCGGAAGCTGCACGAGCCTCCATTCACCGATCCCGGAGACTGGAATGGCGTATGTCATGACATACAGCTCGCTGCTGGAGGATCTGCGTCGATACCTTGAGCGCGGGTTTACTGAGCAAAGCGATCCTATCGTGTTTGAGCAGCTGCCCAGGCTAATTGCCCTGGCAGAGCGCCGCATCGCCACCGAGCTCAAGCTGCAGGGTTTCATCCGGGCCATGAACGTCACCCTGCCTGCCGGGGTGGCCGTCCTGCAGAAACCAGACCGCTGGCGCGACACCATCTCCATCACTGTCAACGGCACCCCCATCTTCACCCGCTCGTATGAGTACCTGCGCAATTTCTGGCCCGATGAGGCAGAAACCGGCCAGGTAGAACTGTACGCGGACTATGACTACCAGCACTGGCTGTTTGCAGGCACCCCTGCCGTCGATACCCCGATGGAGATCCTGTATTACGAACTCCCGCAGCCGCTGGACGACGCCAACGAGCAGAACTGGCTGACCAACTACGCGCCCAACCTGCTGCTGTACGCCTCGCTGCTTGAGGCCACCCCATTCCTGAAGAACGACGAGCGCATCCAGACCTGGCAGGCCATGTACGACCGGGCAGCGCAAAGCGTGTCGGGTCAGGACATCCAGCGCATCATCGACCGCTCGGCCACGAGGACTGACGCATGACAACCTATTCCGATGTGTTTGGCGGCGCCAATATCTACCCAGCCGAGATTTCGTATCGGGCGATCAGCCTGACCGCCAACGTCACCCTGAACTGGCCGACCGAGGCAGCTGCGTCCGGTAACTTCACCGCCCGGATCATGGATGTTACCGAGGACCAAGCCGGTCGAGTAATCAAGCTGCCCCCTGCCAACGAGGCTGGTGTGGGCGAGA